CTGAACTTTACGCTTTGTAGTGTTCTCATAGATGTCCTTTGTTAAATCTTGGAAAGTTTTTCCTTCAAATATTTCATTGTTGTCCGACATATCATCTCCTAATAGATGTATTTATTCATATATAAATATAAAATTTGTAAGAAATTGTATGAAATAAAAAACCCACATTTAAGTGGGTTAGTCATTTAAAAGAAAGATCCTGAAGAATCGTGTATTATTGTACCATTTTTATTAAAGGTATTTAATAATTTTTTATAATGTTTTTTAAAAACATTTACAACTGATGTAATGTGAGCAGTTTCAACATTAGTCATTTCCCTAATTAATATATAAATAGCTTTTTTATTGAAATTTTCAATACCATCTCGTTGCTTAATTAAGTCAATGATTGCATATCCAATTTTTAAATCTCTATCTTTTTTGAAAATACTATTTAAATTTTTATCAAAATACTCAACTATTTCATCTGTTAAAGTTATGTAATCAGATTCGTTAAAACCACTAGATTTATATTGTCTATCTAATGCATCCATTTTATCGTGAGATTTTAATTTTTTATAATTGTTATTATTATGAAGAATTAAATAATTTTTAGCCACAACTGAAAAATAACTAAATGCTTTTGAACCTTTTGTGTGGTCATATTTGTGCATATTCACTACCATAAAGGCAACTACTTCGTGTTTAATATCTTCAAACCCATAATCAAAATAAGTAAACTTAAATGTATTAATTATATTTTCAGCCAACTTATCAAAAGCTGCATGTATCCGTGTTCCATAAATTACATTTCTTTCCATATCATCAGTTGATGAATTATAATCTACAACAGCATCTTGAACCTCTTGTCCGAAATAAACTTTTCGTTTTTTCTTTTTTACTATTTTTTTAATCTCAGCTTTAACATCATTAACTTCTTTATTTTTCTTTTTTGTCATCTGTAGCCTCCTCTTCAAATATCCCATCAAGAGATAGTTGAATCTGTTTTAGTTGTTCAAAGAAAAAACCTGTTTCGTCATCCGATTCATAATGTCCTTTTGAATCTACAAGTTTCATTTTGTCTGTTGAGAATTTAATTACTTGTTGAATCTGTAAAATAAATTCTTCGTATTGTGTTATTCTCTTTAATGAATAAAATAATAATGTAGATGTAACTACACTAATTAAAAAAAATATTATTGAAAGTGTTATCCACATATTATCCCCTAATTAAACAATTCATCAAATTTATTTTTGAGATTGTCTACTTGCTTTTGTTCGTCTTTTGTTTTTGGAACTTTTGTATTGATTGGTTCATTGGATTCCTCACCTCTTTTCCATTGGTCGGATTCAATATGTGTAGCCATCATATCGGCTTGATGTAATATATAAGCCATATTGGTTCGTAATCCAAAGTCAGGATTCCAAGACATTAAGTATGCTTTGTTAGCTTCATCATATAAACCATCTGTTAATTTAATTCCAATGTATTCTTTATCCGTAACCTTAACACCATAATGTTGAAGTAACCATAATCCTCTATCAGGTACTTTCATATATTGTAGAGCTGGATTGTGAGTATAAATTTCATCACGATTTTTTCTATGCCAATCTGATGTTTGTGGGATGTAATAGTCGTGTTCCAAATCACCAACCTTACCTAAGTCGTGATGTAAAGCAGCAAAGACTAACTCCTCATCCGTG